GAAAGTTTTAATAGTTCCATTTTCTCTAATAGCCATGGGTTGATTCGATCTGATGTGCAGATCTGATAAATCAAACTGTTTTGGATAGGACCTTAGTTTGTCTTCAAGACTCATTTTAGTGTAGTTGATCTAAAAACGTTTAATTTTCAAGTGTTTTGAATCATTTAAAAAATCGCAAAAAAAAACAAATAAATTGAAAAAAACCCAATAATTCTTATTGTGACAATTACAACAATTAGTTGAATCTATAATAAAAAAATGGCTGATAAACTTACAGAGAAACAGATAGAGGCTCGGTATGAGGCCCGTATTGCTCGCGGTAGGGGGGCAAGAGACAACCCCGATACGCTTTGGCACAGGGAAGAGCCGATGGACCCAGAGACCACTAAAGGAGTGGAAAAATTTCATAAGCGCGCCAAAGCAAAAGAGGAAAGAATCGGATCTAAAAACCGCGCGGAGATGGACGCAAATAAACGCCAACGTGCTTTGCGTAGTTTGGTTCGTAAGGCTTCTGACATTCAAAAGCTAAACAAGTCGGACGTTTCTAGGATTTCTTCTTTTGCTAGAAAAGCGGCTGCGGATTACAAAGCCCCTGAAATCAAAGAAATGGCAAAGGACGTTGTAAAGGCAACCTCCGCAACTCGTGGTCTTTTGTCTGCTGTTGCTAGGGGTGCTGGCTTGATTGGTGCTGCCGCAACAATGAACGAGTTCCGCAAGGTTCATAAAGAGCTTAAGTCTCGCCCTAAGGGACGTTACGGCTCTGCAAGTTTGATGGAAATGCTAACAGGTAAGAAGGATTAGATATGCCTAACGTAGCTGGAAAAAAATTCCCATACACTCCTGCTGGCATGAAGGCTGCTAAAAAAGAGCGTGATGCCAAGAAGAGGCAAAAGAAGTCTCTTATGAAAGGTTATGGCAAATGAAGCTGTTCATTATGGTTGAGCCTGGTGTTGTTGAAGAATACAAAGGCCCACACGTCTCCCTGCCTGATGGCAGCTACAAGTCCGGCACTTGCCTGAGTGGTGAGAGCCAGAACCTGTTGAAAGAGGAGCAGGTAGAGGAGCGTGGTCACAAGATCAAGAAACCAGCACCGCGCGCCAAGAAAACCGAACTCAAGGTAGATGCTGGCGGTAACATCTAATGGCTGTCAACGAGGCAGGTAACTACACCAAGCCGCGTATGCGGAAGAACTTGTTTGAGAAGATCAAGCGTGGTGGCAAAGGTGGTTCGCCTGGGCAGTGGTCTGCCCGTAAGGCTCAGATGCTTGCTAGAGAATACAAAGCTCGTGGAGGCGGCTATACTAACTGATGAGACCCTCGCAAAAGTCTTTACGCGATTGGACTAAGCAGAAGTGGCGCACCAAGTCGGGCAAGCCCTCGACTCAAGGCAAAGAGGCTACTGGTGAACGCTACTTGCCGGAAGCCGCGATAGCGGCGCTCTCCGACAAGGAGTATCAACGTACAACGGCAAGGAAGCGTGCGGCTCGTCGTGCTGGCAAACAGTTTGCTGCCCAGCCCAAAGATGTCGCAAAGAAAACGAAAAAGTTCCGATGAAACTTACTGAGAAGCAGCTTGCAGATGCTATTGAGTTTGTGCGTGCGAATGTTCGCAAGTATCAACAGCCTATGCCTCACACTGTTGCTCGACGGAAGAAACTGGAGAAAGGAAGGAAGAAATGAGCTTTTTACACACCCTGAAAGATGAAGAACGTCGCGTCCTTCGGACAATTGTAAAGAAAGTCCACTTCAAGCATTACCCAAAAGAGTTTTGCACCGACTACGAAGCAGATAAGATGATTGCAGTTATCGGCCCTGAGACTGTCGAGAAGCTGCTCAAAGTCGGCAAGGACATGAAAGTTGACGACATTTAAGTACAAACCCGATGGGGATGTCCTCAAGGAGTTTATGAAGGATGATACCTTTTTCCGAGGAATCCGTGGGCCTGTGGGGTCAGGTAAGTCGGTGGGATGCTGTGTGGAGGTCTTCCGGCGTGCCTTGCAGCAGGAACCTAATGAAGACGGTATCCGGCGTAGTCGCTGGGCCATCATTCGTAACACCAACCCGCAACTGCGAACCACTACAATCAAAACATGGCTTGACTGGTTCCCAGAAGAAAGCTGGGGCAGATTCCAATGGTCTGTCCCGTATACCCACCACATAAAGCAGGGTGACCTTGATCTAGAGGTTATCTTCCTAGCGTTAGATCGACCAGAGGATGTAAAGAAACTCCTCTCACTGGAATTGACAGGCATCTGGATTAACGAGGCTCGTGAGATCTCTAAATCCATTATTGATGCTTGTACAATGCGTGTCGGGCGTTTCCCGTCGATGCGCGATGGTGGCCCGACATGGACGGGTGTGATCGCGGATACTAACGCTCCAGAGGAGGATCATTGGTGGCCCATAATGTCAGGCGAGGTTCCAGTCCCAGATCACATTCCGGCAGAAGAGGCAAGGATGTTGGTCGCACCCGACAACTGGAAGTTCTTCACTCAGCCCGCAGGGATGAAAGAGAAAAAAGACGAGAACGGCAGCGTGATCGACTACTCCCCAAGCGAGAAAGCAGAAAACCAAAAAAACATGCTGAAGAGCTACTACTCGAATCTGATACGAGGCAAGACGAAATCGTGGATCGACGTATATGTGATGAATCGCCTTGGGAGTATAAATGATGGAAAGCCGGTATATAATATGTTTGCGCCAGATATGCACATTGCTAAAGAAGAAATCCCCGTGGCTAGTGGTGTTCCTGTTTATGTTGGCCTGGACTTTGGTCTTACTCCGGCTGCTGTTTTCGGACAGCGGGTTCGGGGTCGCTGGTTAATTTTACAAGAGATTGTTGCCTTTGATATGGGCATCGTCCGCTTTTCGGAGTTGTTGAGGCAGGAGATTGCCACACGCTATCAGGACTGCGATGTAAGTATCATTGGGGATCCTGCTGGTGACTTTCGTGCTCAAACAGACGAATCTACCCCTTTCCAGATCCTTCGGGGTGCTGGTCTGGTTGCACGTCCGGCAAGCAGCAATGATGTGTCTCTACGCATCGAAGCTGTGGCTGGCACGCTGAATCGTATGGTGGATGGCAAGAGTGGTATCCTGATAGATCCCCGTTGCCGAGAACTCATTAAAGGTTTTGAGGGTGGTTATGGCTATAAACGCCTTCAGGTGTCGGGTGAGCGTTATGACGAGAAACCTGATAAAAATCGTTTCTCTCACATTCATGATGCGTTACAATACCTAATGCTTGGTGGTGGTGAGGGCAGAGAGGTTCTCGGAACAAAGCCAGCTAAAGTTATTAACGCTCGCCGTGACTTTGATGTATTTAGTAGGAAGCCAAAGTCGCAACGCAAAAGTTTTTGGAGTCGGATGTAATGAGTATTGGAAAAGGATTAAGGCGTGCAGTTACACCGCCTAGGCGAGTTAGAAGAGCAGTTGAGCGTATAACTACCTTACCTGCACCTAGTTATAAGGTTAATGGCGTAGACTATGGAACCCGAGAGCGGTACGACCGACTTATGAAGCAGGAGGCTGATCGTCAAAAAGAACTAGAAAGGGAAAGGTCATCCGAGCAAGCGCAAGCTGTAGTCGATGCTGGCGGCGATCCTCGCATTGCAGAGAGGATGGAGCAAGAGGCTGAAATTGCAAGGGCAGAGCGTGCTGCGGCTAGTGCAGCCGCATCTCGATCAAGTCGTACTACAGGAAATTTGAGTCGCCTTGGGGTAGCGGAGCAGATGGCCGAACCCATTACGGGTAGTATAAGTGCTCGAACTAAGGTTCAACAGTCTACTGATGCTGCCAAGACTGAGGCAATCGAAAAGCAAAAGACTTTAGAGCAAGAGCGTATCAAGGAAGCACGGATTCAATCTCTGCTCGATCCGATTCGCTCTCGTCGTCGTAAGGCTGCTACAGAAACAGCAGAGGCTATGCGTACGGGCCGTGGTCGTGCTTCACTCATGCAGAGTCAACGTGGCGGTATTGGATTTTACTCCCGTCTATTTAATCGGTAAGAGATATGAAACTTGAAACAGCAAAACATTACATCCGAAAGTATGAAAAAGCTCGGACACACCGCACAACTTTTGAAGACCTGTTTCAAGAGTGCTATGACTTCTGCCTTCCGCAGCGTGAAGGATTTTACTATGAAGCTCCTGGGCAACGCCGCGACGACCGCATCTTCGATGAAACCGCAGTTGTCGGTGTCCAAGAATTTGCTTCTCGCCTACAGTCTGGTCTGGTACCTAACTTTGCTCGTTGGGCTGACCTTCTTAGCGGTAGCGATGTTCCTGTTGATGAGCGTGATGAAATTGATAATCGCCTTGATGAAGTTACCGAGTACATTTTTGAAGTCTTGAACGCAAGTAACTTTGCTCAAGAAGTTCACGAATCCTTTATGGATCTTGCTGTCGGCACAGGTTGTTTGCTTGCAGAAGAGGGTGATGCGGTAAACCCAATCCGATTCTCTGCAATCCCTCTGCCTAAGGTTGTTCTAGAGAATGGCCCTGACGACCGGATTGATCATGTGTATCGTGAACGCGAGGTTCGCTATCAGGATATTACTGTTGTTTATAAAAAGGCAAAGCTCTCCCCGAAGCTAAAAGATCTTGTATCTCGTGATGGAGATGGTAAATGCAAGATCCTAGAAGTTGTTTGTCGTCTGTACGACAAGCCAAATGAGGAGCGCTACGGTTACTATGTGATCGACCGCTCTCACGGAGAGATGATTTATGAAGAAATATTTACAGGCATTGGCAGCAACCCGTTCATTTGCTTCCGATGGTCTAAAGCTGCTGGTGAAATCTATGGGCGTGGCCCATTGGTCAGTGCGCTTTCTGCAATCAAAACCACCAACCTTACAGTCCAGCTTATCCTTGAAAATGCACAGATGGCAATCTCTGGTATCTACCAAATGGATGACGATGGCATTATCAATGTGGACACTATTAATTTGGTTCCAGGAACAGTCATTCCAAAGGCTCCTGGATCTGGTGGTCTTCAGCCTGTTAATGCTGCTGGTCGTTTCGATGTTGCCAATCTTGTTTTGAATGACATGCGTTTGAACATCAAGCGTGCGTTGTACAATGACATGCTTGGTGATCCAAATCGCACCCCTGCTACTGCCACTGAGATTGCAGAACGTATGGCTGATTTGAGCCGCCGGATTGGTTCTGCATTTGGTCGCCTTCAGGCAGAGCTTGTTCAGCCTTTGATTCAGCGCGTCGTTTACATTCTGAAGAAGCAGGGTCGTATTGACTTGCCTACAGTCAATGGTCGTGAGGTGAAAGTCCGCAGCATCTCACCTCTCGCACAGGCACAAGCTAATCAAGACATTACAACCGTAGACCGCTTCCTAGAAGTTGTTGGTGGACGCTTTGGGCCTGATATGGTGAATATGCTTATTGACTCCGAAGAGACTGCCGTTTACCTTGCTAGGAAGTTCGGCGTTCCAGAGTCACTGATTAGGGATGAGGCCGAAAGGGAACGGATACAACAACTCATGCAACTTATGCAGCAACAGCAACAACCACCGATTCAGTAATGTCTAATATTGGTATTGATGGGTATTCTCGCCCTCAAGAGGAAGACGAGCGTATATCTCGAAACATCAAGAGTCTGTTCCTGAATGATCAGGGACGGGAAGTCCTTCGCTACTTACGATCCATCACACTAGATGCCGTAGCTGGTGGGGGCATTAGTGACGCTGAACTTCGCCATCTGGAAG